AAGCTGCAGACTGAGTTTCATAAGAAGTCAGATCACCTGCACCCCACAAGCTCTGAAAACTTATAGCCCTAGACTCGCCAGACAAATTACCTAACATTACTTACCGCTTCTCTCCCACGCCAAACCAAACAACAACAAACCAACACCAGCCACAAGCACACCTGCAGGGACAAAGATAAGGCCTGCACCAACAGCAATAACTGTGATGCCTAAAGCCTGCAAAATCGTAGGTAACAAACTCATCCTTAGAACACGTAAAACTCTGGAACAATATCCGATTCTAGTTTACTTGTTGCCCTGTCATAGGCGATAACAAACGCAACAGCAGCGTCAATCTTGCGTGGCGAGTTACGACTCTCCTTAACTATGCGAGCACCCATGTTATCTATCTTCAAAACACAGTTATCCAAATGCCTAGCCAGCAACGGATCACCCGAATGAGTCAAAGTCGCTTCAGTCACAGAATCAAACACCTTCTGACACGCAGGAATCATACGCCTAGCACTTGTGGAGTTGTATTCAACAACAGGCAACCCCAAATCCTGCAAGACAGCCATAGTTCGTTGCCACCTAAAAGGGTCAAACGCGATTTCACGCAAGTTACGGTGCTTCTGAGCAAAATCAATCAACGTCTGCTCCACTTCAAGAGTGTCAACACGCCAATCATCCAAGTCATCAGGTTGCTTCTCCCACGCCTGCACAAGCCAAACATGGGGTTTATCTTCATGAGTCTTAGGCACACTAACTGCAACAATGGCTGTCGTGTCACCACTAAACGAACCGTCAACACCCAACACAACTTCAACATCATCAGGAATCGGGACATCTTCCTGCAACGAATCCCACACACCTGCAGGCAACCAAGTGTTCTGCGAACTTACCCACTGATTACAACGCTTAGTTCTAAACTCTGCTTCAGGAGTACGCTTCACCATAGATTCAAAATCTGCTTTAGAGTTCAAATCACCGTAGCCAGGATTAGCTGCAATCCAAGTTGCTTCATCCCTATGATCTGAATCGGCAGGTGCTTCCCACCAAGCCATGTAAAACGAAGGGTCATGAACTTCACCCCTAGCAACTTTCTGGCCATACTGATACAGCTGATAAGCAGTAGAGTCCTGACCTGTAGAGTCTGCCTTCACCCCACAAGTAGTCGTAGCCAACATAATCGGTTGCCTTCTGGAAGCCATAGACAGTTGCATAACATCCCACAGCTCACGATTAGGCAGAGCATGAACTTCATCAAAGATTACAGCCGAAGCATTTAGACCTTCCTTGGAATACGCTTCAGCCGAAAGCACACGCCAAATAGAACCTGTAGAAGGCACTTCAATAACATCCCGATAGATGTTACACATCGCAGCAAGTTCAGGTTCACGCTCAATGATTTTGCGAGCATCCCCAAAGGTAATACGTGCCTGATCCTTTTCAGCTGCACAAGAATAAACTTCGCCACCTTCATCACCATTGAAAAGAAACCAGAGTCCCAAGCCTGTCATCAGGGCTGATTTTCCGTTCTTTCTGGCTAATCCATATAGGGCAGTCCTTGTCCTAAACAAACCATTCTCATCCAACGCCAAAGTTTCATTCAACAACTGCTCTTGCCAGGGGCGTAACTGAATCAACTGACCTACACTGCCAGCAATACTGTCCTTAGTCAAAGTCACAAACGTATTGATAAAGTCAATCGCATCAGCACCCTTAGACCCATACTGCAAATCAGTGGGAGTCAACCAAGCAGGCGGCCAACTACTTTGAGTCAATTACAATAACCTGTTCACGCTCTTGCTGACGTTTACGCAACTGCTCCATCTTGGACTCAGCCTTTATCTCAGCCAAGCCCAACTTAGAACGAGCATCAACAGTCAAACCAAGCAAACCAAGATTACGAACAATAGCGTTCTCAAGTTCAAGTAGCTGACGGTGAACATGAAAGTCATCAGGCTTCTCAACAAAAGCACGTTCCAAAACAATCTGCCGATCTAACTGCTTACAAGTCATCAACAAAAGTTCAACATCCGTCTGTGGACTAATCCAAGTTTGACCTGCACCAAACACACGATTCCAAAGCAACAGGCCAGCCCAGTCCAACGGTTGATGCGGTTCAACCCTGCCAGCGTGTAAAGAAATAGTGTCATTCACATCAGGCAAAGTCCTTCTACCAGGATTGCCCAAAGCACGTTTCACTTCAAGGGGTTTAGCAGGATTAGCCATGCCACAAGGCTAACAGAACTTTTTGTTTCAAATGCACTCACACGTAAAAACATAAGGTGCGGGGTGTAGCTCTAAGACAAAAAAACAAAAATTACCCCCCTAGGTCAATTTCTAAAAGTGTCTTCGTGTTTGTGTATGTGTGTTGAGAGCGTTGCAGTTACGCTAGTGGCTTGTTGCCACGCTTAGAGTTGCACACTGAGTGAGCAGGTGCTAGGGGACTATTCGGGTCGCCTGCGTTGATGTGATCCGCTGTGATGTCTTTACGGTTAGTGAAGGGTTGCTTGCATAGGTGGCAGTGGGTTGCTGTAGCTCTAAGGTATGCCCTAGCCTTCCGGTATGCGGTTGAGTTGTATAGGGTACGCCCCTGTTTTCTGATGGATTGTCTTAGTTTCTCTCGCTCATCTATCGTTGCTTGATGAACACTGCAGTATGAACCACCTGTTGTTAGTGTGTTGCAGGTTAGGCATGGCTTAGGGAATCTACTCAAACAAATCAACTTCTTTTCTGTCTAATGTTTCGTATGCGTGTGTAAGTCTGCCAGCAATTATAGGTAAGTATTCAGGCGTTATTTCTATGCCGATAAATTGTTTGTTCTCTAGGATTGCAGCTTTACCTGTTGAGCCTGAACCTGCAAAAGGATCTAGCACAACACCATGAGCAGGGGTGACTAACCTGATTAGATACTGCATTAGAGCTGTAGGTTTCACAGTAGGGTGAAAGTTTTGTCTTACAGGGTTACTGAATGTTCTGTCAGGGCAATCACATCCATCTAGGGTCGATGCTCCACAACTGTTGCATGTTCTAGCCAAGCCATTACCTTTAGCACTTATCTCTTGACCTTCAATGTTTTCTAGGCCTTGGTTGCGATCTTGTTTACTTGCTTTAGCGACATAAAAGAACCTACTTACTGAACCTGAATCACTAAATCCGTCAGCTGCGTTTTTTGTTCCTGCTAAACCTACACTGTTGCCATCTCCACCACCTTTGCGAAAGCCTGATGCTTTGCCACTTCCTGTAGCGTTTGATTCTGGTAGCAGTGTTGCTGTGTATTCGTCTAGGATAATGTTTGCAGGCCAACGACCAATAGTGTTTTGTTCTGTAGCAATAACCTTTGTGCCGATTTCATAGATGTTATTTCCTGACTCATAACCCTGTGGCTTCCAATTATTTGCACTGTTCTTTTCATCTTTGGCAGACATACCTATGCGTGTTGCATCTATGTTCAACCCACCTACACCATGTTGTAAAACGTTTTCAGCTACTGTGCCTATCAAAGGTTTGCGTGCTACAACGATTGGTTCGTGTGCAGGTTTTAGGGCTGTCCCCCAACCATCCCACGCCTTAGCATCATCAGTAGCAGAAGCAGTAATGTCTATGGTATGTCTTTGACCTCTATTTTCAGCATGCATATTTCCACCACGAATATCATCAGCAATGCGACTACCTACAACAGTTCGTTCAGCTCCTGCAGCTTTGTCTATTGCTTTGCTTATGTTGTGTGATTTAGGGAAGCCTGATCCGTACAGCCATGCGATGTTGTCCCTGATTTCAAACCCTGCATCTTCTATTGCAACAGCCAACCTATGCCATGTGCGTGTCCCACCGAAGGCTAGTAGATGTCCCCCAGGTTTGAGCACACGTAAGCACTCTCTCCAGAGTTCAACGCTATAAGCAATCCCTGAGCTGTCCCAAGATTTACCCATGAAGCCTAGTTCGTATGGTGGGTCACAAACGATTGAGTCAACACTGTTATCAGGCAGTGTAGGTAAGACTTCTAGGTTGTTGCCTTGATAAATTACTGCGTTGCGTATTGTTAGCGTAGGTTTCATAGGTTTATTCTATTCGTCTGCAGGGTCGTTGTATTGGTCGTACAGGGCTTGAAAGCCAAGTGCAACAGTGTTATCGCCTTGCACCTGCATAACGGTTGTATCAGGCGTGTGTGGCTTTTCTGAGTGCTTGTGTGTTCTACGCCAAGACTTGACTAGGGTTATGGCTTCTCTGTCATCTGTTTCAAACTCTGCTCCACAGCTGCACACTTCTCTAATCATTCTATGACTCTAACAAACCTAATCTGAGATTTGCTGAAGTCGCTTAGGGGTTGAATAACTGTTGTCTTATACATTTGATTAGCGTTGATAACTAGATCGTTACCTAAATAGATTGCTGAATGATAGAAGCTAGTGCTTCCCTTGTAAGCGAACACTACGACATCGCCTACTCTAGGCTTGCTGACACGCTTGCCTGAGTGTGCCTGCTTGTTTGCTGAGTGCTCTAAGGTGATGCCTAAACGCTTATAGGTATAACGCACCATACCTGAGCAGTCCCAACCAGAGATAGTTGACCCTGAGAAAACATAGGCAGTCTTATGCACCCTGGTAGTTAGATAAGTTACTACACGCTTCAACTTGTCACGCTTGGCCTGTTGCCTAATCTCTTTAGCGTTCAGTATCGCTACAGTCTTTAGATCAGGTTTGACTGCTTGAACTTGAATAGATACAGGTTTGACTTCAGCTTGAGCGTTACTTGTATTTAGCGTTAGAACTAATGCGGCGATTGCTAACAGTTTTACAGTCATCGGGCATCCTTACCCCATCCGCCACCAACGAAGCGAATAGTTTGTAACCCAAACAGTCTAACCATTGGCTTGTCACACTTAGGGCATAAAGGTGCAGTGTGTACCTCGTTAAGTTGAAAAGTTATAACTTCTATTTCGTTACAGTCAACGCATTGATACTTGTATGCAGGCATTGTTTGTCCTTTCTCTGCGTGGAGCTGTCGGGTAACGCTCCCGAGTCCTACCTGTTTCCACTTGTGGCTTTACAGGCAGTCGAAACTATTCCAGCCCCTAAATCTTGAATACTGTCCCAGTGTAATCTGTTTCACGCTCTAACACGAAACAAACAAGACCTGGAGTGCTATCTTCACCACTGTTCAAACGCCACCAGTTAGAGCCGTTATCTAAGGTTGCAGCTTGAACCCAGAAGCGAGATGTCCCCCTGCTTGTAGATCCTAATTCTTGCACTCTCAGATGATGAAAATGTCCACTAATCAAAACTGTTGCAGCTGTTACTGCCTGCTTACCGAATGACTGTTTACGCCACCAATCAGGAATCATGTTTGGGTTATTTGCCTGATGTCCATGCACCATGCCTAACACGTGATACCCATCACCGAACACGTCATAAGCCAAAGATTCATCATGCTTTGCAGGTTCGTGAAAAGTTATGTCAAGCCCTACTTCTTTGCTCAACCTAGCCAAAGTCCTACCAATGTGAATAGCCCAGTCATCAGTGGCATTTCCAACCTTCTGCTTACTTACCCTAAACTGACAGTGATTGCTGCCTACGCTTAGATAAGTTATCGGGGCAAACTTACATAACTGTTTTAGTGTGTCCCAAGCCATAGAAGTTGCAAGGTCAACCTGCTCCATCAAAGATAAGTCATTTGTTGCAAGTTGATGTAAGTCAGCTACGTTCCCAAAGTTTTCAATCGTGTCACCTACATCGCAAAAGATTATGCGTTCAGGTTTAGTTGATTTCACTAACTGCAAGAGCTTCGCCTGAGTTTCAGACACTCTAGCAATCATGGCTTCAATACCGCCCCTGTGATCTACCTTGCCAACCTGAAGGTCACTCCAGAGCACAACTAACGCTTTACCTGGGGCGACAGTCTTGACTACCGGTGCTTTAGTCTTTTTGGCTAACGAATACAACAACGGTAAATCTTTAGCAACGCCTTTTCTACGCCAGCGAATCCTGACCGCAGTATGCCATGCAGGTTCAAGTGGGAAAGGTCTAGCAACCTGCCAGCGAGAGATCCTTGGTTCGCCTACTATCTCAATCTCATCAGGGTTTATCCCTGCATCACGCAAGAAACCGTCAATGTCTACTGCTTCGCCATCAGCAACAGGCGGAAGTGTCGCTGTTCCCCCATCACCATCAAACACAACTGAAGCATTCCAGCCTTCAGGTGCAACTATCTTTGGTGCAGGGGTAACTAGGTCTTCCAACATGAGCAACGCTTCTCCCTGTGATGTTTTATAGCTGTGTCACTAATCAACACGTTTCTCTTACGCAACTCATTACTGAGAGTCTTGCAAGGCCATTCAGGGTTCATAACGGCATCATCAAAAATGGTGGCATCCTTTTCAGGGATTTCTTCTTTCACAGTTCTAACCTTACAAGGCGTATGTTTTACAGGTATTGCTAAATCTTCAAGCATTAGCGTTTCTCCAGATTAGGGTCATAACTGACCTGAGCAGAATCAGGGTTGATAAGTCGTTTAGCCAGGTTATCTGCAAGAGTTTCCATGATGTCACCTTGAGCTGCTGAAACAATAAGCAAGTCTGCTAACTGATATCGGATACTGTCAAAGTCTGAACCCCAAACCAGATTAGTGTCACGCAGTAGTTCTACTGCTTCATCTATAGCCCTAGTCATCATCGTTATCAGGATCTAACTCATCAATGTATGTTGCCTGAGTCACGTATGCAACAAAAATGCTCGTAAGCATCAACAGCACTATCCCTAAAACAAGAATGATAAGCATCACTGCAATAAACTCAAGCATCAGTCAATATCCACAGCATCAGTAAGTTTCTCCAACACTAGGTCAAAGATGGCTTGCATTTGAGCGTTACTTATAATCTCTGCTCGCTCTAACTCAATCAAAGCATCTGCTGTTCTTGCAGCTTCATCAGTACGCCCTTTCAAAACACCTGCCTTATAGTCCTTGCTGAAGATGTTCACAGCACTTTCACGCCTACAAGCACACTCAGTTGATACACAATTCTTACAGCTCATTTATGTTCCTTCTTTCATGGTTGTAGCCTGCACGACAAGGGAAGTCATCCAGACGTTTAGTCCCCCGCAAAATCTCTAAACACCTTTTACGTGAGAAACCTGTTTCTAGTCTAAGCACTTGCAACGCCTTATCCTGCTCTGCAAACACTTCTTGTTTGACCTTTTCGTTCATCTGCCAAATAAACACTGCATCCAACACGTAAAGCCTTATCGGGTAATGCATCAGTTTATGATCTATCTTTATGCGTTTCACTGCTCACACATCTCAATAGCCTGAACTTCAGTAGTGTAAGTGTCCCAACAGTTAGGCTGAGTGCTACCCCAAAACGTTAGAATCCCAATCAGAATCCCTAAACCTGCAATAGCTGAAGCAATAAAGTACGCTGACTCACGCTTAGTCAAATCAGTCATTAGCTTCACCTTTGTAAACCCACTCTTGATTTACTCCATCTGGAAACTTGATTACAGCTACCAGTTCCCACTCAGGCTGTGCAACTTCTGCCATCTGCCTAATAACATCATCAGCCCAGTCACTTCCGACATCCCATGACTGCATAGCAAATTGGCCTGTTGGAAGTTTGTATTTAGCCATCACCTTCATTTATTTGCCTTCCGTTTCTATTCCTGGTAAGTAAACAACCTGTTCCATGTCAGTTGTGACAGCTACGAGCTTGTTTGTTGCAGCACATCGCCTAACAGCGTTTAGATCCATAAGCAAGTTGATTATGCGTTTCTGCTCTAGGGCAACCTTCATCCTGATTATGTCTTCCAAGAATGGTCTAGTCATAACTAGGTTCTTATCATTACCCCTGCATTTACAAGTAGTCATAATCAGCGTTTCATTCAACTCTTTAGACATTACGTTCACCCTTCAGCTCTTGAATCAGTTTGTATGTTGCTTCAGAAACAGGCAGTTGCATAAGCAAGTCAATGATGCGTTCACGCTCCTGCTTCCTCCCCTGCTCACGATAAAAGTCACGAACACGCTCTGCACTCTCGTAACGGATAGACTCACTCATCACAAACCCCTTCTATAAATGTTTACAAACACAGCGAAAAGAAAAGTCAAGAAGACTGTCACAGTGATTGGGTGAGTCAAGAATGGTTCAACAAAATTGAAGATAAACGCTGCAACATACAGCCCAGACACAGTGACCACAGCAAGAATAATGAAACCTAACAAAACTTTCATTACACACCTTCAACTTTCACAGCTTCAAAAACATGATCTGCAGCGTATCTACGTGCAATCCCCATGCTCTTAGCGTAAGCACAAACTGCTTCATCCCACGCTTCATAAAGGTCACTAAACTCTCTGTGATTCATGCCTGTAGCAATCCAAGCCTTGTAAGCATCAACAGTTTTCAAAAATAGTTCCGTCTGCATTATGCACCTACCTTTGCTGTCTGAGTTGCAGTCAAGATTTGGTCTAGGTTTGTTAGAGCGTGTTTTGCGATTTCTTCACACTGTGCAAGTGTTACGTTACCAATGTTGCGATCTGCAACAACGAACTCTGCAAACAAGCTGATTGCTTCTAGCATTTCGTTTACTGTGTTTTCTGCGTTTTTCATTTTCTGTTCCTTTGTTTGTCCGAACTCAACCTTTTGGCTGATAGGTCAAATCTAGCAGTTTTAGGACAGAAATACCTAATTTATTTTATGGGCGTGTCGTACTGTTATCAAAGCGTTACCTGTATAGAAATAGGCTAAAACTATACAGATTCACTGTAGTTAGTGATAGTTACAGCAACCCCTGGCTGACCTGTCGCATACTTCTTAGACACTTCAAGGCGTACAACTTGGCTGTCATCACCCCAAACAGGTTTACAGCTGTCAAGCAACGCCCTACTTAGTTTGTCAACATCGGGTGGGACTGTAGGGAACGCTCTCTTGACCGTAGGCTTGCGAGTCACATAAAACACTGCTTCAACCTTTAAAGCACCTTCAAACTTGCTTAGATCACCTGAATCCTGCATCCCCTGAACAACAGCATCACTCACAGCCTTACGCCAAACAGGCAGACCAGGTGAAGCTTCAATAATCAACGGAATGTTATTTCCTGCAGCTGTACGCCTAGACCCAACATACTTCTTGCTCCCCTGTGGGCGTGGCTCGTAACCGAAGACTGTAAAGCTGAAACTATTTCTTGCCATAATAATTAAGAATAATCACCAGCCAGCAGAAAACCCCTACCACACCATTTACGGCTGATAGGGGTTGACTTGTGAAACAAGCGTTAGTTATGAAAAGTAGGCCAAAGAGAAAACCTACAATCCATTGACGCATGGCTTAGAACGGTGCGTTAGTGACTGGGGGAGCAGGTGGAGCATCAATCTGTGCGTTATTGATGTCCAACTTGACTTTACGTGCAGGCTGACCGTTACGATCTTCGTAATCTTCAATCTTTGTGCTCAACTGACCGTACACAGTAACATCTGAACCTTCAGCAACTCCATGAGCTACAGCAAACCAAACTGTATAAGTTCTTGTATAGTCTTCGCCTGTAGCAGACTTGTAAGACTCAACAAGAGATAAACCTTGATTGCTTGCCCCGAATACTTTTGAAACTTTACCTGAAACTTTTACAACTGCCATTTGAATCTTCTTTCTCTAATACGTAGGTTTGATTTATTTTGTTTTATTTGTTGCAGATTTAGTTTAGTGCTATTCGCTGACAATATGTGTAGGGTTCACACAATCCCTATGACCACAAACCCTAACCCCAGGCAACACAATCCTGCCCTTATCGTCAACAGGGTTTAGATCAGCATCAAGACTGCCCTGATGTGGGGTACAGCGTAACTTGCCGTATTGAATCGTATGTGCAGGTTTGACTCTGCAGCTAATACACTTCAAATCTTTCCTGCCACGCTTCTCAGCATTCACAACCCACCTAAACCCACAACGACAACACTCAACCTGATTATCCTGCACCTATCTCCATTCCTTGTGCACTATGCGACTGAACTTATCTTCAGCTATAAACCTAGCCGAACCATCAGGGGTAAACCTAGAAGTACCCAACTTCAACAGCATCTCACTGCCTATACCCATCGGGTCATCACCTTCCCTAAGAGATCTAATAATGTAAAGAATACCCACCACATCACGAGCATACTTATCGCTCCCAGCAATGTCATTCGTACCAGGCACCTTCTTATCATTCAAAGTATCAGGCTTACGCAACTGCAAACCAGTAATAACAGGCATAGCAACCTGCATAGCCATCTGTTGCAAACGACTAGACAAAGCAGCGTGCATCTCAGCATCATTACCACCATGCTTAGGCAAAGTCATAATCTGAGCGTAATCAACAAACACAGCATCCAACCCACCCAACTTCTGTTTC